TCATGTCGGTACTTTTACATAAGTTCTGATGATTTGTAAGCCATTGAGACATTTGTTGATGACGCTCTGATGGGTTGTGAATTGTCCAAGCAATTGAGTAAAACTCACGCACACTACATAGGTCTTGCCCTGTAGAGTGAAGTGCTAGAGTTAAAACAAGTGCCAGTAGCCATTTCACGGGTACGCCCAAATAATGATGTAACTACAAAAGACAATAAAAGCAGAAAAACAGACTGCGGCAATAAATGCAAGCAGCCAGTCTTTCATGTTATCTGAACAAGTCAAAAAGACCTTGAACGGGCTTTTGAGGTATAAATTCATCAGGATTGTTAACTGCCTCAGTCATTGCTTGACCCATTGCAGTACCCATGCCACCAGCGCCTTGCAGTTGTTCACCAAGTAAGAATCTAGTTCCACCTTGGCTAGAAAGTGCATTAGCCAATCTGTTTGCTCCTACTGGCACAGCAGCAGCAGATGCCGCACTAATTAGTCCAGTTCCAAACCCACCCATGCCCAAACCTTCAGCAAGTTGACCACCAAGACCAAAGCCACCCGCAATACCAGTTCCACCCGCAACATAAGGCAATAAAGCCGCACCAGTAGCAGGTGCAACTTTAGGAGTTACAGCACCACGAGTTGTATCCACAATGTCTCTCAACAAAGTGACTTCATCCAACAAAGCAGGATTGTCTGCAAATGCAACACGTTGTGCAGTTGGACTATCTGGTCTGCCAAGGTTTAAAGTTCTTGTAAATGCAGGTGCTGAGAATCCAGTAGCTGCATCTGGGTTAATAGCTCTGTTTCTAGCTTCATTCAAGATAGAGTATTGAGCCGCTTGTTTACCAGTTGGTGACATCAAGCTAAAAGCAAGTTCTGCCGTAGCAGGATTCTTGTCAAAGCTAAAGCCTTGTGCTACCAAATCAATGTCGTTTTGAGGTGTCTTACTAGAAACAAGTTTATAGATATTTGTATCTTGTCTAAAAGGCAAAACAGTTGCTTTAAACTGCTCTATTGCTTTTGTATGTTGTGCGCCAGCAGGTGTAAACAATTTAGTGCCATTGGCCTCAATAGCAGGTGCAGCCCATACATCAACGTCATCAGCTAAACCTTTGTATAACTGATTTATTGAATTTAATTGCTTCTCACTATAAGAGCCTGGCACAAGACCCTTGCGAACACGCTCCATCTCAGAGAATACTGTAGATTGCACATCACGCAACTCTTTGTATGAGCCACCACCATTTTGAATTAATGTATTTAACTTCTCAATAGTTTTCTCAATAACAGGAGTCTGAGAAGTAGATGGAAATTGATTAATAACATCTACAGTTGCTTGGTTTGTATTACGCAATGGAATAATGTCATTGCCAGCTAATTCTTCTGCTCTTTTAAACTCAGGGCTAACATTGTCTTTTGCAGTTTTATATTGCTGGCGTAAGTCATCGGCAATAATCTTCTTCTCACCACCTTCAGACATTCTTGAAGGCTTAAGATTTTCAGTAGTTTTTTCAATTAACTTTTTAACTTGATCTGCTTTGGCTTGATTAGAAGACTCTTTTGAGAATCCTAATTGACGCAATTTATCAATAGTTCCCGCACCTGGGCCACCAACATCACCAACATCTATATTAACACCACGTTGAGCTGCAGATTCAATAATCTGACCAGTAACTGGATCACGATATGTTGTGCCAGAAGGAATGTTTCCTGCTCTAGCCGCAACAGCACTAGCGGGTAAACCTGCCGCTAAGTTGATGCCAAGCAACGCCAATGGGTTTTTAATATCGAATTGATTACGGGCAATCTCAGCCGCACCAGTACCAACAGTAGCACCTGCCGCCTGAGCAATAGGTTGAGCCGCCAACCCACGACCAACTACTTGTGCAGTTAAATTAGGAGCTTGTTGCAATAAACCACCTGCACCACCCATAGCAGGAATACCTGCTACTGCACGAGTAACATTTCCGATTCCTTGTTCAAATTTAGTTTGTGGTTGTGGCAAACCAAGCAATGTTGCAAAGTTTGACATTGACTGACTAGGTGTTCCTAGTTGGCTGCCAGTAGCCCTGTTAATCAACATATTCAATGGTGATCCAACAATGTCAGCTACTTGGCCTAAACCTTCCATGCCATATCGAGCAGTTAAGCCTACTTGACGGGCAATAGAATCTGTATTTTGTCTTGCAGGGGCTTGTGCAACAACTTGCTTACCAAGTAATGCTGGATCAATATCACGATATCCAACATTTGGTTGTTGATCTGGTGTAGCCATTCCTCGCAAGTCAACTTTAGGGCTTGGTTGTCCAATTAATGAGGGGTCAATATCTCTAAATGTAGCCATTTTTGTACCTACAACTTTCTCAACATAGTCTTGCGTTTCTTTAAATGGAGGAACACCACCATACTTTTGAACATTGCCAGGTCCTGCGTTATAAGCCGCAGCAACCAATGTAGGATCTTGAAATTGTTGTGTTAACTGGCTTAGATACTTAACACCACCTCGGATGTTATCTTTCCAATCCATGCGGTTAACACCAAGATCTTTAGCAGTAGCACCCATCAATTGCATAGGCCCATAAGCACGATCATTAAACCTTGTTTTAGGTCCTATTGCGTTAAAGTCGCCTTTAGATTCAGTCTCAACAATCTTTTGCACCAAAGAATAAGGAACGCCTTGCCTCTGGGCTTCTTGCCTAGCAAATTCGTATACTTGTTCTCTGGTAGCCATTAGTTATAAACCCTAAAAATTCCGCTAGGCAACTGGTAAGCAGTTTTACCTTTATCAGGACCAGCAGTAACAGGGAAACTAGGCAAATATTTACGCAATTTTGGATCTTCAAAAATAGATGAACTACCCTGTGGTGTTTGTGACCATTGTTCAACAACATTGGGAACAGGATTCTTGGTTACGTAGTTGTAATAATCTTTCTTACGCTGATTGGCAACACGAGTAAGATCTAAATAGTATTGGACTGCTTCTTTAGGATTTGTAATCTGTGGACCACGAGATGCACTAAATTGAATATCTTTATCAGAGGTTGCTCCAACCAAATCTTGAATGTTTGCAGAAGCAACATCAGCAACAGATTGCAAGAATAATGGTGAGTCAACAGCAACTGCTTTAGCTCTGTCGCCACCAATGCCCAAACCAGTAGCAATAGCCGCAGCTTCAGATTTAAACCCTGCAAACTTACCTGGTTCAAACGCACCACGATTGATAATGTTTTGTAGGTTTTGCAAGCTTGCATCAGAACTTGTTGCTGCTTGGAAGCCCTTAAAGGCGGCCTCTCTAATAGGCTTGTACCCTTCAAAAGCAAGTACCTCAGAAGGAGACAAAACAGTTGGCTGACCCATAGCTGCGGCCTCTGTTGTACGAGTTGTACGACCAGTTGCAGGGTTAACAACATTTGTAGGAGTTGTTTGTAGTTGGGCTTGACCTTGACCAAACTGTTTGTCAAAAGCTAATTGCTGTTGAACATTTCGCATATTTGGAAGCAAATTAGTTTGAAGCAAACCTGCATCATTTATGCTCAATTGTGCGCCTACTGGAACTTCAGGCAATGTAGTCGCAACCTTTGCCGCCAATGCTCCTGTAACTGGTTTCGCCTCATACATACCAGTTAAAGGATTTAATTGAGTTTGAACCAAATCTTTTTGTGATGGCAAACCACGAATGATCTGCATATTTGGGTTCATCAACAAATCACCTTGCACTCTAGGTTGCAAGGCAGTGATAGTTTCCCTCATACCGCTTTGTGAAGCAGTAGGCAATGCCAATACATCTTGCAAAGCATTCTGTATATTGAATGGCAAACCTTGCGCTCTAGCACCCTTGATTTGCTCTTGTTGTGCCAATTGATCTGGCGTAACAGGACCCATGTATTCAGGGTTAGCTTCTTGGAATTTAGTAGGAGTGTACTTAGAGCGGAATCCTTCTAAAGCCGCTTGATCTGCTTGAGCTTGTTGGCTCTTACGCAACATATCTTGCATAGTGATTGCAGTAGATGGAATATCCATTGCAGACTTAAAGCCCATAGAGGGATCACCACTTAATAAGCTACCAATCAGAAATTGCTGAGTAGCTTGTTTCTGCATTGCTTCTTTTTCAGCAGCAGACAAGCCCGTCAATGCGGCATCAGATAACAATCCAAGATTAAACATATAAACTCCTTAACCAATACCTAACAAGCCAAGCAAACCTTGTCTTGATGTAGATGTAGATGTTTGACCAGATCCACCGCCAACATTGATACCCAATGCTTGATTGAGAATTTGTTGTTGCTCCAAAGGAAGATTACGAATTGCATCCAACTGTTGTTGACTAAATGCTTGTCGTTGACCAGCAATGGTGTTTAGCGCATTTGCACCAGTTAGTCCCATGTCTTGGAAAGTACGTGCCGTATTAGCCATATTAGTGCCAGCACCAATACGCTGTTGATTAGCAGTCAAACCAGCACCTTGATTAGCTAAATTAGCTTGTTGAATATTTTGAGTATTCAACTGACCAACATTAAAGTCATAACCTTGATTAGCTAAAGAAGCACGTAACGCCTGTTCTTGATTGGCTAGTTTTGCTTGTTGTGACAATTGAGCATTTGTTGTTGCAGTAGATAAGTCAACACCTTGGTTAGCCAAGTATGCACGTAATGCTTGCTCTTGATTTGCCATGCCAAACTGACCAGACAAATTCAAGGCTTGCTGAGTAACAGCCGCATCTTGACCTTGGTTTAGCTGTTGAGCTTGCATCATTCGATTAATATCTAGATTTGCAAGTTGAGATGCAGTATCAAATGCTCTTGCATTTTGCTCACCAACAAAGCGACTTGATGTATCTTGAAAGGCACGATTAGTCTCTGCTTCTGCAACGCCTTGGCGTGATCCACCAAATGCTTTAGCTGCACCTGCTCTACCAGCAGTATTTAATTGCTCAAGTTGTCTAGCTCTTTCAATGTCTTTAAGACCCTGCTCCGTAACATTTTGTGTATACGGGTTCATGTAATCTTGCAAGTTCTGTTGCAAGAAAGTATTTGCGTTTACATCACGAATTGAGGCTCTTGCACCAGGCACAATGTCTTGCAAAGCTTGATTTGCTACATTCTTTGCATTAATGTCTTGAGATGCAACATCACGAATATCACCACGGGCAATCTGAGCTGCTCGAACATTTTGAGCTGCAACATCACGAACTGTCCCACGGGAAAGTTGTGCGCCACTTACATTTTGTGGCTGATAACCTGCCGCACCTCTAAGCGTTGAATACGATTCCCGCATGGCATTAAATGCTTCGCCATTGGGGTCTGCAAACCTTTGTGTAGTCGCCAGTGCCTCATTTTGTTCAGGAGTAAACCCTGCGAATTGACGAGGCGTTAAACCAGAGGCAACATTTTGTGCATTCTGATAATTACTTGTAAATAAATTCTTAAGTTCAGGATCTAATTGTTGCTGACTTGAGCTTCCACCACCTAGAGACATATTATTCCCCTTGTATCCATTTAATTGCATCATCATGTGACGTAAAATATCGCCACATTTCCGTACTAGTTTCTCTCATTGCTTCTTTACCTCTAAGCAATAAGACTATCATTGGTGCTATTTGTAATGAAATAATACGCAATGTGAGCGCATAGGCTCTGTCGTTGGTATTACCATTTTCAAGTTCTACAGAGTCTTGCCAAGCATTTATACTCTGAATCACCAAAGGCATTAAAAATGTCTTGTGTTGATTAAAGAACTCATTTGTAGGAAGCGTCACCAAAGCGTTCCAAAAGACAACATCTATGTCTTTCCTTGTAGGCTCTTTGTCTTTGTCTACCAAGTCATCCCATAATTCAGCGATACTTGATACAGCGACTAAAAAGTCTACGGCACTCTGGTTGCCACCAAACCATTCTAACAGTTTGATATTACGTAAGTCACGCCAATTTTCGCTATCGTGGTCAATCATAATATTTTTATTACTTATTTACCACTTTTATCTCATGCTACCAGCTTTTCCATCAAATCTAATGGTTCCAACTCGCCAGTCGCCTAAAACAGATCCATTTATTTTGACTGCTATTTGTCTACCAGTAATACGCAGAGATGTTGGATTATTCATCGTGTATGGACCATAAGTGTATTCAGTACCAGTTGGATAGAATTTGGTGGCAAAACTAGCAGTTACATTACCAAGATTCTTTTCATCAGGAATAAGCCCATTTAGACTTATAACTTTATCTCCAGAACCTAACTCAATAGCGCCAGATTCTGCAAATATATTAGATGAATCGTAGTTAAATCCAACTTCATGCTCATAAACATAGCCATCTGCTGAAATCATCAAAGGATTATAGAAAACGCCTTTGTCTATACAGGCAGTTCTAGAAAGAGTACCAATAGACCAATGATTCTCACGATAGTTGTAAGTTACGTATGAATCAACCTCTGTACTATCTTCGCTTGGGTAAAACCACCAAATCTCTCCATAAGCAGAATTGTGCATTGCATAAACTTTAGAAGCTTGCTGAAGGTTAATGTTTGAAAAAACATAGTCTCCGACATCAGATATTAATGGCTTTACATACCCGTCATACATCCAGAATCCAGACCTTGACATCCAAATACATGAGTTGTCAGTAGTTGCCGCAGAATTGGCTGAAATAACTCCACATCCAGTGCCAATTTGCTCAAAACTGTATACGTATGGAGCGCCAATAAATGTTGCAGTATGAACATCAACATCTGTAAATAAAATTACAGCACCACGAATTCTTTTACCACATCGTAAAGTTCCGACTGTTGGCAATTCAAAATCACCTGCAAGATTAGTAGCAGCGGGAGTCCATTGAGTATTATTTTCCTGATCTGACCATTGAACTTTTCTTGGATTACCACCTGCTCCAAGAGCAAATAAAATCCTGTCTGGTGTTACAAGCAATGCTGTGCAACTAGTAGGAGCATTTGTAATAACAGCCGCATCTAGTGCAACATCTAATTGCCACTCAAATAATCTACCATCTTTTGTTGAGCAACCAACAAGATACTCACCCCAAGTATCAAGACTCCATGTTGTTGCAGGAGTGTTAGATCCTAGGTCTGGTCTAGCTACACCATAGGCAAAACTGCCGTATGTTGAATATCCATAACCAATTTTAACTAGTTCATCAGCATTACCGGCAACCAAAGCAGTTGGAGTTATGTCAGTTAAAACATTAGACTCACTCAACGAATACAAATTTGTATGCGTACCAATTCCGATACGTCTATTATTGGAGTTATCACGCCATGTAATAATTCCTCTGGCTAAACCAGATAGTTGACTTGTTGAACGCTTACGCCATCCACCAACTGGACGCATAGTTGCCTCAAACCATCTAATTAAATTGGCATCATTCCAACGCCCTTTAGCTTGGTAATCAGTGCCATTTTTATAGACACCTGGAGGAATTTGTAATGGAAAGTATGCCATGTTCGTAGTCTATATTGTAGGTAGGTTAGACACAAAACTCATTGTAGCAATTACAGATGGTATTGATGGCCTAGTTGGTGTTGAACTAGCAACATAATGCTCAATGTATACACCAACATCACTTGTTCTCCATACAATCTCAACATAATCATTTGCATTTAAATCTACAAAGAAATTTACAGCGCAAATAGTATGAAATGAATCTCCTGCTGATTTTCTTGGAGCCAACCCATATCTGCTGTTAGATTTATCTATATTTGTGCCATTTTTTCTAAACCAAATATCTATATCTTGAGAAGAGCTTGTTGTATTTACTAATTGCAGAGAAAACTGAATGTTATAAATTCCTGAGTCTGTAACATTAAGTCTTGAGCTGTTTGATAAAGTTACACCATTGGCAAAGTCAGTTGTATCAAAAGTTATTGGATAAGCAGTAGTTGTATTGGCAGCAATCTGATCTGTTCCATCTTGAAAAGCCCCATAAGGGTTATTCAAAAACTTTCCACCTCTTGGGCCAATCACAGACTGTATTACATTGGCTAACTTTATAAAAAACAACCTCAAAATTCCATTGTTTTGATTCTGGACACTTTGAGAATAGACTTCCCCAGACGAACTCAAACTTGGTACGGCAGGGATGTCTAACTGTTGTTTTACATTAGCCATTATTTTTTAATCAATGTTTGCCACATAGCGCCAGCAGCCACAACTAAACCTGCAACCCAAAGAATTGGTTTAGCAGCAGAGGCAATCCACCCAAGAACCTTAATAGCCCCTTGCATGGCATCTATAGCCTCTACAAGACCTTTAGTGTTCGTGTCTATGGTATCTACCTTCTGCTCAACTTCCAGAAGTCTGTCATAGATTTGTTTATGGCTGACATTTTCCATAACAACCTACTTTATGCAGGTAAAGTCGGAAATTCAACTTCAAGTGGAAAACCCGATTGAGTTGTAATGTCTCGCAATGCTTGTCGGTATGTTGCCCAAACTGCTTTGTCAACTTGAGAGTCTGCAAGCTGAGTCCAATCAGTCTCTAGCAAACGAGCATTTCTTAATGCACGAACGTATGCTTTTTGACCCTCAACATCTACTGGAGGCTTAGAAAATTGACCATTTTCATAAGTGTCGCCAATTTCAGCAGTATCAGATTCAATCCAATTGCTTTCTAAAGCTGAATCAGAAGTTGCCACATTTACAACTTTGTTATCTTGAATGATTGCGTATTTCATATTATTCCTTACCAAGCATAAACACGGCAGTAACCAGCGCCACCAACACCACCAACACCTGATGTGCCAGCGCCAGCAATACCGCCACCACCGCCACCACCACCAGCATAAGTTCCAGCACCACCAGCACCACCAGTAACAGTTGCACCACCGCCACCGCCACCGCCATTAAATAATGTTCCAGCACCACCAGCACCGCCAGCAGCAGCACCACCAGCACCACCACCACCAGTTGCGCCAGCGTTAGAGCCACCAGCGCCACCAGTTCTAGAACTACTGTGTCCTCCACCACCCCCGCCAGCGCCACCTTGGAAAGATGAGCCTCCCGCATTACCAACAGTATTTGTAAGACCTCCAGCACCACCAGATGCGCCACCCCAACCAGACGGGCCTCCAGCACTAGAACCTGCGGCTAAATATGGAGTACCACCAAATTGACTAGCAGAGCCAGCAGCACTTGCCATTAAAGGCTCACCCGCTGCTGTTTCGCTTGTAGGCGCACTTAAAACACCTCCTCCACTACCACCTTTAGGTGCGCTTTGAGCGGATGTTCCAAAATACCCACCGTAAGCAGTTAAATATGAACCAAAGGTAGTATTTCCACCAGCAGTTCCTGAAATTCCATTTGTATTAGTTAGCGTTATTGATGTGCCACCTGTTCCACCAGCACCAATCGTGACTGTCACAGGAGATGAAAGGTCTGAGGCTTTAAATAGTCTAGTTGTATATGAGCCGCCACCGCCGCCACTACCAGCAGACCTTGTTCCTGAACCACCACTAGCGCCACCGCCACCAGCGCCCCAACATTCAACCATGATAAAGGTAAATCCTGCGGCTACTGTATAAGTGCCAGAGGATGTAAATTGAGTAATTGTTGGTGCGTTTCCAGCTTTTGTTGTCTGAACAGTTGCGTCAGGAAACTGAACGCCAGTTGCTACTAAAGATGTTGCCATTTAAATACTCCTTTAAGGTGTGCCGTTGCCAGTAATATCGCTCAATGTAGTGAATACACCAGCACTTGTCATACTTGCAATTGTAGTTGCGCCATATTTAAAAATCAATTTACCACCTGACTCTTCAACGCTAAAGCCAGTAGTCGCCAATTTATTAACTGTCCCATCTGCATTTCCAGTACCGCCATTTGCTGTAGGAAGAATTCCTGTTACACCAGTAGTTAAAGGAAGTCCAGTAACATTGGTCATTACCCCAGATGTAGGGGTTCCAAGAAGAGGAGTTACTAGTGTTGGGCTTGTTGATAAAACAGCACTACCCGTACCTGTTTTAGTACCAACGCCAGTGCCACCCTTAGTAACTTTTAGGAATGGACCTGCATCAAACAAACCATCAATAGAGTCTAAGTCTGTATTGATCTTAGTACCCCATGTATCTGTAGACGCACCAACTTCAGGCTTGGTTAGACCTAGGTTTGTGGTTGTTGTATCAGCCATTTTTCACCTCATGCGGCAATTTGCCAAGATTCACTATTATCAGCAACTGAAACCCAAGCTTCGCTTGTATCTCCAATTGCATCCCATTCTTTTGATGAATCAGATATTGAAGTCCAAGTTTCCGATGTGTCAGAAATTGGATTCCATGCTTCCGATGTATCACTAACTGCGTCCCATTTATAGACCCCATCAGCAGTCATGCTTGATAAGCCAACTATAAATGCCTGACCACTTTGTAATCTTAGTCCATTAACAATTAAACTGCTTGTTCCAATTAAGTCTAATTGCTCACTAACAATTACCTGCGATCCAACTACCATTACAGAATCATCTGCAACAGTCATACTTGCAAATGCTATTCTTGTAGCATCAACAACTAACTGACTAGTATCAGATACTGCAAAAGCACCATCTCTAATTCTATTTCCATTAATAGAAACAGAGGAAGTTCCTGTAATTGAAGCTACACCATTTGCAACTCTTATTCCATTGGCTACAAACGAGCTTGTACCAATTATTGCAAGAGATCCAGATTGTGAGATTGAGCCTGAAATTGATGCAGAACTTGTGCAAACAACAGCAAAAGATCCGTCTTTTACCTTGTTACCAGCAACACTTATAGTGCTTGTGTCAACAATTGATAAAGCACCAGTTGTTGATTTCTGTCCAGTTATTGAAACTGAACTTACACCAGAAATGGCTAATGAACCAAGACTTACGCCACGGGAATAATTGCCCCCTCCGTAGTATCCTAGTCCATAGGCAGCCATATTAGCTCAATGTAATAGTCAAACTTGAAGCAGGGATTCGGAACACATCGCCATCATTAATTGTTCTGGCTGTAGTCAATGGCGCCCAAGCAAGCATATTGCCACCTGTTGAGGCATCAAAGATAGCCGCCCATCCTACTGATCCCCAATTACCACCAGAGGCGGCAGCGAACTCAATTGCAGCGGCATTTGTAAATGTTGTAGCAGTTCCACTGCCAGAGATTGTTCCAGCAGACACACGGGCATAACCACTTCCAGATACTTCAGTGCCACCACCAGTATCACTAGGTGCGGCAGTAAACAAACCAACATACCATGCCGTAGGACGGGTAACAGAACCCGTTGTAAACAAATATGTTAATGCAAGATTTTCTGTGTAGTCGTTGAAAGATGACATTTTTTATCCTAAAGATCGGGCACGAACAATAGGTGTAGAAGCAACAGAAGCCCTTTGATCTGCTATTTCTATGTCGCCCAAGGAGTTTGTATACAACGTACTCCATACGGCTAGACGTTCATCGTCTTTTAAATATGGAGCCGCCTCAAGCAATGCACCATATAAGTACAAGTCTGGGGCATAAGCTAGAAGCCAGTTGCTTGTGTTTGAATCACTCAACGCAGGAATCTTACCATAATAAGTTAATTCGCCTGTATAACTACTATCTGGTGTAGCAATTACTTCAATTTGCGTACCAATAATAGTGTAATACTCAGGCTTTCCAGCGCCAACAATTTGGTTTGCACGAAGTTCATTTGATTGTTTATCAGTCACAAACTTCATGTATGTAATTGGATTTGTATTCAGAATGAACTCTTTTGCTTGTAACCAGTCTGAAGGGTAAGCAAAGTATTGTGTATCAATAGTGGCAGTAGCCCTCTTAACCATTTGACGAACACGCAATTTACGATTAAATTTTGCCTCTGCCAAAGTGATAAATGAAGGAATAATTGAAGTCAGGTCATCCCGATTTAAATAATCAGCTATGCCAGACTTCAGTCCACTAAAGGTATCAAGTGCCATTTTCTACATCCCTACACATTAATGTGTGTTCATGTTTATACTCAAATGTGCCAATATGATGGATCTCTTTTGAAAGATCTTGGTCAACAAATGTTTTATGCCCGTTCTGTGCGGCTCTACGGCAAAACCATACATCTTCACCAATGTAGTCTTCCGCAGCAGGAACCCAAGGGATAGCAAACCAAGGATATTCCATAGATTTGTAGACTTCGGATTTAACGAGCATTACACCCATCCCGCAGTAGTCTACTTCAACAAGTCCTGTTGAATCGTCCTCAGTATATACCCGATTGATAAAAGTTGCATCCATATCTGGGGTATTTTTTTTCACCGC